GCGCTGTTCTCAACTCGTGTTGTTTCGGTCCGTGCAATTCTGATTGATTCAGATAACGTCTTATTCGTTATGGCTTTCATTCGCTTTGCAAGGCTCGGAATGCTTTCTCCTTGCATTATACCAGTTAATAACGACCGTGTCAACTCCCTTTCTATTTCTGCGCGAGATAAGAGCGTATCGACGGCTAACTGCTTAAACGGTGTTACTTGCCCAGTCAACACAGACTTAACCGCAGACTTCCCAAGCGGAGGAAACACAACGTCTTTCGGAAACATCTTTGTAGCCGCTTTGTAATTAGTCAAATACACGTCTGCCATTCTGCCGTTTATTATCCGCACGGCTTCGGCGTTTGTATCTCGCAATATTTCCGCCACCTGCGCTTCCAACGATTGCAAACGGTTGTATTTTCTGAACTCTTCGTACCGTTGCGCTGCGGTCATATCTGGCTTTGTGTTTATTTTCGACAATATCGATTCGGACTTCTTTTTTATCTCAGCGTATGCTTGCGAATATAACCGTTGTAACTCACGCTCAAGTTTCGCAATCTCCGCGTCCGTCCACTTGTGCGCCGTCGCCGAATATTTATCCATTCATTTCTCCCTCAGCCGGTTCGGTCGGCTCGATTACGCTAAATATACTTGCGTTTTCGTTTTCAATACGTTTTAATTCTTCTTTCACGTCCGAAATATACCCCGCTTTTTTAATCAATTCAAGATACGTTTCGCGCGAAATATCGGGACGGATTTTATTAGCGTTGTCTATCAGTTCCGTGTCATTGTCGATAAGCATTTTTGAGAAATCAATATCAAATTCGCCAGATTTGCCCATATATTGCAAACGCTTGTTTATAATATCCGTTGCCGCTCTGTACGCTTCCCATTCGAAGTCGCTTATACGCTGTCTTAATTTCAACGTCATGAGCTTAATACCGATATTCCGAATATCACCACCCGCCGCGATTGCTTGCGTGTCGATTATGCCCGTCTCAAATATTAGTTCCTTTTTCATCAGCTCGACAAACTTCGTTCTTGCTTCGGTCGGTATCTCAATTTGCTTTGTGTTTACGTCGTCACCGTCGCCCACTATTATTTTTTTAGAACGGTTTATGTTCGCAACATAATCCTCAAACGCGGTCGCATCCATTCCGCTGGCATTTTTGATAACCCAAAACAAATCCGAAAAGTCCTCAATGTTGTTGGCAAATCCGCTGTTAACGATATCGATTATGTCTATTTTTGCACGAACAGACGGTGTCATATCAGACCTATAATCAGGATTGTTGCGGAATATAGTAATAGGCAAGTTCACAGACTCGCCCGTTATCGTGCTGCCGAATATGTCCGCAGTGCGTTTGAATTTGTACGGCGTTAAAGGTTTCTCAATGTGGAATTTCCCACGCGTTGAATATACCGTCAAACCCTCTTTCGTGTAGGTTTCTATAATCGTGTAATACGATTGGTATCGGTTGTTTTGATAACTCATTTCGTAATTCGTTGGTATATCCCAAAACCTAACAAGCGATACCAAGTCGCCTGTCATTTCGTCAAAATACGGTATGCAATTCTCGGTTTGAAATACTGTTAAATTACCCAAAAAATCTTGATATATATAACTAACGCCTTGCCCTGCCGCTCTCTGCCCGGCTGTTTTCATTGCGTACCCAAACTGCTTTAGAAACTTCTTGTCAAGTTCAATTCCGCTTACTGTCGGCGTTTCGTCCAACAGCGAATTAGTTTTCTGCGACACAATGTCTTTATAAACGCCGTACCCGATACGGTTGTTTGCAACATATTTATTTTCAACAAAACCGCCTCCGAACCTTTTAGGGCATCCGTTGCTATCCAAAATAGGCTGGCCGTTGCTGTCCAATATAACTTTCGGGTCGCTCCAATAATACCGCTTCAATTCGGATATGGTTACATTGTCGCCGTTAAAATAACGCCAATCATCACGCTGACTTATGTGCGTGTTAGATAATTTCCAGTTTTCGCAAATGCTGGGTAATAATTCAGGATTGTTTGGATACTCAAAACTATACGGCATTATTATACCTCGCTTGTAATATTAGCATATAGCTTATATTTTGTCAACAGCTTAAAATCCATAATATGCGCTGTTTTTTTCAAGTTTTCTAATTATCGACGCGGCACTGTCCGGTGCGTCATCGTGTCCAGCGTCCTCTGTGTAGTCGAGTATTTGCTGCAAATATTCCGGGTCGGTCGATTCGTGCCAATAAATATTTGTCCACTCCCTCCGCAAAAAGCTACTTATCTTTATGTACTTATTCATACTTTCGTGATATTTATAACAAGGCTGTCCACGCTTCTGTATTTCTTTTGCTAAATAACCTTTATCGCCGTTATCCTCGCATGAAATTGTTCCGCAACGGTATAACGCGTTTATCGCTATAAAATATTCCAAACATTCGTCAATATGTTTTTGCTTGAGTTTCCCAAGCATATAATACTTGCCTGCTCTCTTATTCGCAATAGTAAACGCCGAGCCGTCATCCCCTCCATAAGACGCATCAATATGACTTTGTCCACCGTATAAAAGCGACGCGTCCGAAAAGAATTGCGGCGCCTCGTTGAACAACGCGTTTTCAGATGAGATATGTTTAAGTTCGTAATTCGCCGCAAACAACGACGGCGACATTGATTTCCGTATCGCATCTAGCTGGGTGGCGGTGATTAGTCCGCTCGAGTAACAGTCTACACGCTCAATATTCGGCATCAGCAAAAACGCGTCATCTTTATGCCAAGGCGTGCCGGTATTAGTTATCCGTCCGCCACGATTGCGAATGTTCTGTAGTTCTTGATATATTTGCTTCGTATATTCACGCTCCGCCCGGCTTATTCTGTCTTTCAAATTTATAATATCGTCTGTATGTATCCAGTCTGCGTGCTTACCTGTTAGCGAGCCTTTTATTCCAACCCCAAGTAACTGCTCCGCGCCACGGTTCGTATTAAATAAATTCGTAGTGATTTCGGACGAGTTGCCCGTTAATACTTTAATCGGTGCGCCGTAAATCTTGCTCGATATGAATTTGATAACGTCACTCTCAAGCATTTTACGCGTTTGATTTATTATTTCCGATATATCATCGTCCGTCTTACGCATAAATATTATATTCCGTTTCGGGAACAATAACATAAACAGCACAAAAGCAAGCGACACCGTAGTTGTCTTGTAACTTCCGCGATGTGCTTGCAATGTCCAATCCTCTTTGCCGAATATTAATCGTTTCAACCAGTCGTTATTTAATTCTGTCAGCAAATTAAACCCTAACCACTCAGCAATCTTTACCGGATTGTTTTTGATTAGGTCGATATACTTTTTTTGCTCATCTGTCAACATAATTCTCAATGTCCGCAATTATCTCTTTGGACATCTTGCCAATCTCCAGTTTCTCCGCTTCTTTCTCTCCGAGTGTATCGCGAATAAATGTCGCGGCATACGGGTCGCCCTTTTGAGCACGTTTTATAATGCCTAAAACCATTAACGTCTGCTGCGTCATATCCTCGTCTTCAATACCAATGCGTTTCAATTCTTCCCTAACGCGTTCATCCGTAATTGGCAATTCTAAAATTATCGCGATAGTGTCCTTTATTAGTTTCTTTCTGCGCCTTGAAACCCCCGAAGCCTTGCCACCCATTGATTGGATTTTGCGTGCTTCCTCAATCGGTCTTGAGTTGATGGGAATCCCAACGTGTTTTTTTCCTCTGTTATTATCTCCGCTCGGCATTTATTACCTCCTTTAACTCCTTTATACTTTCCGCAACAGGGCCGACCGCATTATCGTTTTTGCGCGGATTTTTTTCATAAGCCTTTATCTCTGTTATTTTCTTTTCTACTATTTGCATATCTCCTCCATAAATTGATTAAATGTTTGACTCTCCATTATCGGCGTACCGTGCTGTTTTCTGCACTCGTTAAAAAAATTCAGCCGCTCCGTACTTCCACATTCATATAACGCTTCGTGTCGCTTAAAAAATCCCCGCGCCGCTTCAATCGCAGCAGGGCGATATTCTTTTACTCGTTTCATTCCCCACGCTTCGTCCTGCAGCTGAAAATATATATAAAACAACGCCTGTAAAAATGTTGTCTTTGCATGCGGCTTTTTGCGTGCCACCAGTTCCGCGCATAAATCCGATACGCTTTGTATATAATCGGGTAGCTTCTTATACGCATACAGTCCGCCAAGCCGTACAGTGCTGTTCGGATTGCACGTCCAAATCACCAAGGGCGTGTCAATATATTCGACCCTTTCCGCTTCGGCATAAACCAGCGCGTTGAAATAACTGTCTTCATTATATCTCAAGGTCGGGTGACACTTCACATTCTTTTCGGTCAGGAACGCTTTACGATATACTTTGCCGTGACAGAACGTAATATTGCGGTTATGCAAATACAATCCGTATTTATCCTCAATAACCTGTTCCTCTATAAACTGCCCGTGGAACAAATCCGTTTCTGGCTTCTCGTAAATCGCCGACATAATCCTAAACAATGCGTGCGGACCGTTCAAACAATCGTCCGCGTCGATAAACATCACGAAATCACCGTGCGCGTAATCTATACCGGTTTGTCTTGCAACTCCGACACCGGAGTTCTTTGCCGTAGAAATCAAATGCGGACGGATATGTTCAAACATATCGAATTGCTCAATTTTTAATGGATCGCCGCAGTCGTTAACAATTATAACTTCGACCTGCGAAAAATCAATCAGCCTTTGCCCGTCCAGGCTCTCAAAAAGCGGACGCATGAACTCGAAGGTTTCTTTATAATGTGGAATAATTATCGATAACAAATTGTCTTCTCCCTATACAGTGTTGTTTTTCTGTTGTTCGTTCTCATTATATTTCATTTTCCCGGCCGTGTCAATAGCGCTAAAACCTTGTAACACTAACACGTTTTTAGATGTGTGTGTAAAAAAAGAAATGAGTTTATTAATATACGCATATATAGTATCTATGATATGGGTGTTACATGGTGTTACAAAGGTGTTACATACTATATTTTTATTAAAAAGGTAGGTCTTCATCGTCAATCGGTATAAGACCTTCTGCTTCTAATTGTTCTGTAACACCTTTATGTAACACCTTCGAGGTGTTACAAGTTAGACGTATAGCATAGATGCGCTGAACCTTATTGTTTATTCGCGCGGTAAATTGTAGTTTGCCGGGGGAAGTTTTTAACAATCCGCGGTCGCGTAACCCCTCCAGGAATTGTGAAGTCGGCATATTTTGTACGACGTCGCGCATAAACTCGTCTAAGCGGTGCGGGAATATATCAACATACTCGTCGCCGTCGCGAGTTGTAAGTTGTCCGTATTTTTGCTGACCGTAACCGATATCCGACTCGTCAAAAAACTTATAATTTGCTTGCACCCAATTGATAAACTTATCATAAACGCGCATAACTTGACTTATTTCATTCCGCGAATGAACAAACGGAATAATGTCATCAGAAGTAAGCGGAGCAATATTATGATATATAAATGTGCGAGCAAGCTCGTATGCAACAAGCAGAAGCGATGCGGCGTTTGCTTGCTTATCCTCTGTATAAGGTATAATTTCGGAATAGTATTTTTTACGCAAGTCGGCAAGGATTTCAAGACAATTGGGCATTTCAAGCGCTTCTATAAAACGCTTTGCGCCAAAACCGTAATTTTTCTTAAAGGTGTCTGCAATTTCGGGCAAGTTCATACCGCCGAAAACATTTCCTTCTGGGCACAGTTGAATAATGCGATTAAAAACGCCACCTTTTGCAAAATCGTTTGTGATTGGCATCTCCGCGTTTGTTACCATTACGCAGTTCCAATAATATGATTCGCGTGCGTTTCCTGTGCGCGCCATACGCATTTTTCCTTGTCCTT